ATCATGTTCTTATCTCCTAAGATGTAGTAACCTTAACTGTGCCAACTTGGCCTGTCATGTATTGAGCATCATTCCAAACAGGATTGAACCCAAAAAGACCCCGACTTTCATCCAAAGATGTATCTGGTCTTGGGTTGCGCAAAGACTGCGGGTCAAATATTTTCACACGCCCCAGAAAGTTTTGCGGCTGATCTGGGTCTACCACATCTTTTCCGACAAGGAATCCTGTCTTCACACCATTTTTAAACTCTGGGACAAGATCCCTAAGCGGATACCTAAACCCCGTCTTGTCGCAGAACCCAAAAGCATATTTACCAGCAGCGTATGACATCACCCACCTAAAGCAAACGTGTTAAACGGAACAAACTTGATTGACGCTGTTTCCTCATCCTCACCAGCGGCTAACTCAAACTGAAACTCGTACTCTTGCTTCAAAGCCGCCGCTCTACCTGCAGACTGAGGCTTCTTCATTGCAAGATAATAGGCCATACCAGCAACCAAACATGGTACAAAACGTGGCGGAACAGACGTAACAGTATCGCCTACACCAGAAGAAAGACCGTCTATACCCTTCAGTCTGTAGTAAAATATTGTGTATGTTGTCGTGCTATCAGGCACAGGCCACAGCGTTACTTTTGTTTCCGTTGGGAGCCTTTGGACGAAGATTTGGGTCGGCCTACCTTGCGTGTTTTTGTTGGTTTGCTGGGCGTAGGTTGCGACACTGATTCTTTCGAGAGCGGTATCGACTTGGTTGGTTCCTGTTCCTGTTCGGATTTGGTGTTCGATGATGTCGATTGTGTCCGAAGGAAGGGTATACGTTGCCGTACCTGCCGTAACAGCAATCGTACCCGATTCAATAGTGAAGAGATTAAGCCCACGATTTTGCCACTCCAATGTTAAAAGATTAAGGCTACGTCTAGCGGTCTTGAGGTCGTAACCTGTACGCATTTCAAGGCCAGCACGTTCATATGCTTCCTCAAACAGTTCTGGTAGATCAGGGGTAACTACAGCCATTATGTCACTACACTTCTAAATCGTTTGGTTTTCTTTGCAATTTTCTCAGGTTGAGCCACATGCTGCTTGCCTGAAGCCGTGCCTTTTCGTTTTGCTCTTGTTGTGGCTGCATACTCAGCAGGGCTAAGAGACTTAATAGCCGCACTAGGTAAATACCGCTCACCAGTTTTACTACTAGGCTTCCCACTCTTTGTGCGCCATTTCTGTTTCGTCCAAGCTTTAAGGCTTTTCTGAGACTTCTTGAGTGCCACTACTTATACCCACCCCCAGCATCTTTATAAGCCTTTGCAAGCATTTGAGCCTTTCTTGCTGACCATTGACCCGGCTTACCCCCTTTGCCACCAGCCTTTATTCTATTGAACAAATTCTTGCGCATAGTAGGCTTTGTATAGTTTCCAGCTTCATTTACACGGCTTTTAGGTTTCTTTTTAGCTTTGCCCCCTTTACCCATACGAATGAGTTCGAGGTCTTTCGTGTCGTCACCAGTGGAAGTAAACCCGCCGTATTTCATTTCTTCTACACCAGATATCGTTCCTTTATTCTTAGAAGCATAGAACACACGCTCACCCCTTTTAGGGCCATACTCCTTCTTCATGGAGCGCATGATTTCTTTGCCCTTATCTGTTAGCGGCATACAAACGCTCCAGTTCCAGTTTTATTGCTTGCATCTGAACAGCCATGACTTCGGTTCGCTTGTCTACAGCGATCAGGGTTTCTGTCGTCCAACTAGCCCAATTATACGAAACCGCGCCCACCAGACCGATTAAAGCCGCTGCGACCCCCATCACAACCTTGCTGCTCAAAATATCCATTACGAACCTTTCTTCCACTTTGGTGAGCTAGATTTAGTTTTACTAGGGGACCACTTAACACGATCAGCCCAATAAGCTGCAGACATTTTGCCTTTACTAATGTTCTTTGCGTGACGAGACTTAAAGGCTTTTCGCTGCCCTACAGTCTGATTTGTTTTTACACCTTGCTGACCAAAACGAATAGTCTTCACCTTATCGCCCTCTTTAGCCACAACAATGTGTGATTTCTTTGGGTGATTAGGTGTGCGCTTGGGTTTGTTGTATCCACTAACTCCTGCGCGTTCTAACCGACTATCCTTCTTTTTCTTTTCAGCCATTAAAGAGTATCCCCATTGTTGATGTAGATAAACTCCATTGACGCGGAGACATTAAAGCTAACCGACCCAGAGGAAGAAAATGCTCTCATCTCTAAGTCTGTTTTTTCTGTGAACCTTAATGGAAAAGTGTAAAACTGCTCATGTGTGGCATCTGTCAGGGTAAATCTTTCCTTTATCTGGAAGACTTCTCCGTATGGCCTAGCAACAAGACTAGCATTCAAAAGGGCTGGGGTGTTAGTAGATGTGCCTGTGGACAAAGACATCTTTGTAAGAAAGGCTGTATATCCTGCGGGAACTGTCCAAAGAGCCATCAATGTTTGGTTATCACCATCCCCATTTATGGTCAGGTAAATGTTAGCTGGAACTCCAGTGGTCACTGTGCCTGTTCCTGCGTAGATTATACCAGCATTTGCACCACCACTACCCGCGCTGCGAACAATGCCACGATTTATCCGTAGGTAAGATTTTGTGGTGTTAACAGCAGTTTGCCCATTCAATGTGACAACTTCGTTTATTTCGTTGTAGTCACCATCTAGGCCAAAAACTTCTACTGTTCTTGCACCAGTACCTGCAGCAGTGTCATTAGCTGAACTGCTTGATACAGTCATTACTGTAGCTGACGCGGGATAAGCGTACAAGCCACCTTGTTCCCAGATGGTTTCTTTTGAGTCTCCGACATCGTTGTTGTAGCCAAACTTAAATATCGTTTTATGGAATGATATTTGCCCACGAGCAACTTGAAGCTCAAACGGCTCGCTAGTTCCAACTCTGGAAATTGAACTTACTTCACGAGCCATTTAAATCTCCTAGTTATAAAACACCGTCATAGCAGTGATGTTAGTAAATGCAGAAACGTACACGTCACTAACACGAATACCGTCAGACGGAATATTTACTGAGTGAGAGTCAGATGCAATAAAGTCCAGATCAAGAACTGTAGAGCCACCGTTACCATCAGTAATCGTCAATCTAGGAGATCCAGTAGTTGTTAATACTTGGATCTGACGTATTCGAGCGGGGCCAACACTAAGTGACCCCGTTCCAGTAACACGTTTCGATTGTACATCAGAACGCATATCTTACTCCTATTAGCTATCAGCAAACGGAGTAGCGAGTGTGCCTGATCCTAACAATGTGCCAGTAACAAGATATTCTGCAGTTGCAATTGCTGTGACTTCCACAACAGAACCAGCAATACCACCTGTAGTGGTGCCGTTCATAGAAATGACATCGTTGCTTGCTGCAGGAGCGAAACCCCTAGCTTGAGAAGTGGCGGCGGCGGCAAGAACGAGATTGCCAACAAACTTATCCGTGCCATCTGTTTTGATATCCAAGTCAGAAGCAGTGGTGCCTACAAAGAACTTGTAGGTTGCGCCAATGGTGTCGCTGGTGATTGCTGGAAGCGTAACCGCACCGTCTGCATCATTGATTTCAATAATGCGTCCTACGTGGTCTGCATATGTGAGAGTTGTTTCTGCTGTGATTGCTACGACTGCGGTTGATCCTACAGCAGTAAATCCGCGTTCAGAACGAACTGGACCTGAAAAGGTAGTTAGACCCATTTTGATCTCCTGTCTTTGGGTGTGTCAGCCAATGGCTGTCAGGGATGAAAACAAGATAACATAGTTTATAAAAAAAGAAAGAGGCAACTTGTGAATAAAGAAAGGGCCACCGAAGTGGCCCAGTCCAATCAGGGAGGATACCAATGAAATACCATCAGTATCCATACTGTAGCATAATTTACGCTCCGGGGGAACCGTAAATTCCAAGCGGATCAGAAACACCGAATGAATAACGCTCACGCGCTTTGTAGCGCACGTTACCTGTATCGAAGTCACCGTCCATACCTGTCTGCATAGCAGTACGCACAAAGTGCTTCATGCCGTTAGGAATGTCAGTCGTGATAAAGAACGCATCGTTATCCGTCAGGTAGTGGTTAACACTGTAGCCCTCTGGGATAGATCCGTTAGAACGGATTGCGTTAATATCATTGTCTGCCGTTCCTACACGCAGTTCTGTTTGCAGAAGACGTGTTGCAACAAACATCAACGCTGGTGGAATGATAAGCTTGCGTGGACGCGCAGCGATCAACAGACCACGTTCATCAGTGAACGCAGCAATATCAATCACAGCTTGCTCAAGCGAAGTTTCATTCAAGTCAGCATTTGTTGAAGGTTTGTTTGCGTTTGTGCCGCCTTCAACAGTTGGGTGGTTGGTTGCGAACAAGAACACGTTGTCACCAGATTTGAACGTATCAAACCCTGTGTTCAACAATGAAGCTGCTTTCGTCTGCTTTGTGTACGCCATACCACGGGCAAGTGCCTTTGTGTAACGTGCAGAAAGAGAGTCATACAGGTTGTCTTCCATCGCTTCTTCAGTGATAGAGAAACCCATAGCAACAGTTTCATGGTTGTAACGAGCGGTGAAAGATTCTTGTGCATTGTCGTAGGAAATAGACGCACCTTCTGCTTTCACAGGAGCCGCACCAAACCCAGACAATTTAACCTCCTCTTCAAAGCTACGCTCTGAAGTTTCAGTCTCATAGATCTGTTCGTGTTCGTTTTCATATTTACCGTATTCCAAGCCAAACAAGGCGTTTAGGCCGGGAAGAAGCTCTTTAAGGAGCTGGGCGCGAGAAATAGCCATTATTTAACTCCTTTATAAGCCAACATTGTTCGTCATCTGGTGAGCGCCCGGATTGAACTTTACAAGTACATCTGGATACGCATCAGCAGGATCAGAAACATGAGCAACGATGCGGAATGCAGCCGCTGCAGTTTGAACAGTCGCATCTAGTGCAGACGTAGAGTTACCTGTAACTGTAGAACCAGTTGAGGTAGACTGTGCCGCTGCAAAGAAGGTGTTCGTACCAATGATTGTCTGCGCTCCTGCACCATCAAGCTGCGCTTGGAATAGTACGTTTGGATCATCGACAACATAAGCCACAATCTTAGTACTATTGCTGTTTGTACCAGACGGATAGTACTGTGCTTGAACACGTTGACCTGAAGAGTTTACATATTCACAACCAACGAAAACGCCGATGCCGCCTACGCCTGTTGTACCTGAAATGCTGTTAGAGGTAAGGTCTGCACCTGTACCTGTAGCCAGCGCGATATACCCATCAGCCCCGATGATTACAACTTGACCATAGAATAGGTTCGTTGCTTCACCAGCAGGGTCGATGAGATACTGGGACGTTGCCCCAGCATATGGCATTCCATCCGCACGTTTGACGGGACGGAGACCATAAGGAGCCGCTGAAGTAGCCATAGCTCTCTCCTACATCTTAGTTTCTACCAAGCAAGCTCCCCCGAAAGGTTACTTGCCAAATGAAGTCCTCGTAGAACGCTCTGGGTTTAGAACGGGCATACGAGGGTCTGATTGTCTTAGATAAGAGTTATCCACGGCTTGCATTTGGCTCTTAGCCTGATCAAGCTGTGCTTCCCTCCTAGCCTTAACATTTTCGGTAGAGTTCTGGCAAAGCAGTAATCCACCGACCTCAATATTGTCTTGAAATCGTGAGTCGATATCAGACACAACGTGAAGGTTTGGATGATCTTCTTTCCGAACAGGTGTCCAACCTTCACGAAATCTGGAAGAAACGTTCGTGTTATCCGTATTACCCAAGGTTGATGTGCGAATCCAGCGGAACTCAATGCCCTCTCTGGGTTCGGGGGTCGGTAACATAGAAGGTCTCTGCCATGACACTTTGCGTTTTGACTCTTCACGAGTCTCACTGGTGCGTGAGGTTCTATCCGTCATTTAGATGCTTCCTTCATTAACTGCGCCGCATATTGCTCATTAGTCAGACCAAGCCGCTTGGCGAGAGAGGCTTGCGTTGAGGTCAGTCGCACTGTGCGTGGTTTCTTTGTCGTTTTAGACGGTGCGGCAACCACGGAGCCGTGTTGACGATGGGGTGCTTCTTCCTCAATTAGCCCATCATCAAACCTATCTGGAAAGACTCGTCGTATAGACTTATCTATCTCATCATAGTATTGATCGCTTCTTGGATCAATACCTTGTTTTACAAGCTTCTCGTGAAGCCCGTATGCGTATCCCGTCATTTCGGGGTCTTTTTCAAACCAATCGTTCCTTTTTCCCCACTCTAAGGCTTTTTGATCCACTTTTGGTAGTTGGGCCGCAGGCTGTTGATAGGTGGGTTGTGGAGCTTGTTGTTGTACTCTTTGTTGTGGTTTGTAGTTATCTACGCGGTATTTTTCGTTTTGGATAGTTGTAAGCTGTTCTTGGGCTGCAAGAAGTGCATCAGGGTCTCCAGACTCATAAGCTGCTTTGTAAGCAGCCTTGGCTTTATCTAACTGTGCATCAATACGCCCTTTTGCTTGACTAATTAGAGTAGCTTCCCCTTCATCAAGCGTTTTCTTCAGCCTATCGTTTTCGGCTTTTATCTGCTGCGCATAACGCAAAGCCTCTTCTTGCATACGTGCGGCTTCTTCTTTTGCGCGGCGTTCTTCGTGAAACTCAAACTTTAGCTGTTTGATACGTTTCTGTACGCCTTCAGAGTACGATGCTATCTCATCGTCTTCAGGAATATTTGGCTTTGCATCCTCTGCTCTACGAGGTTTACCTTGGTCCTCTTGGGGCGTATCATCGACAATTTCAATTTCAAAGCCATCATCGTCAGAATCTACGCTTACATTCCCTTGCGCACTTTTAATTGCTTCCGCAACGGTTTCTTCTTCAAATTCTTCAGCCAGATTACTCATATCCGTGTGTACCCCCGTGGATCATCAACTACAGCTTCGACTGTATCATCATTGATTAAGCGAAACTCTTTTCCGTGAATCTTGAACCGTGTGCCTGAATAAGAACGGAAGATAACAAAATCTCCTTTCTTGCAGTACGGTCCATCTGGAAATTTATTATGATCTTTGTAAGCATCTCCCCCCATATCAATAACAAAACCTATTATTGACGCAGTTTCTTCGGCGGATCTAAGACCATCAGGCATAAATACTCCGCCTTCTGTCTTTTCGCTTACCTCTGGAAGTCCTATGAGGATCTTGTAGCCTTTAGGCTGTGGTAGCTGTGTTGCTACTTTTTCTTCAGTTGTTTTCTTACCTGTATACATTTACCTACCTTGCAGTGATTAAAGGTTCACAGAAACCTTGCGTGGATTCATCCACGAAGCCCCACTTACAAATAGATCAAAAAGATCTACTCTTCAATAAATCTTTTTTCTAGGTCTTCTAACTCCCTTCCTATAAGTTTTAAACCTTCGTAACGACCAACAACTCTGTTGTATTGCGCTATATCTTCGGCACCCCCGCCAGCCAAAAATAATTCTACTTCCTCTTTATACTGCGAGATAACCCGCTGCATGAGTGCAATTACACTACTATCTTCCACCTCTTGTTAGCTCCCGTGCTACTTCTATACCCAGTTTCGCACCTTCACGCTGATCTGCGTGTTGGTTTTTATCAAGCTCCGTCGCAAGTTCTACCCCTAGTTTTGCGCCTTCACGTCGATTTTGGGCTTCAATCTTTTTAGCCTCAAGCTGCAACTTGGCTGCATCCATCTGCATTTTATGCTTCAACTCTGCTTGTCTAAGCTGCATTTCTGCTTGCTGCATCTGCACAACAGGATCTTGCTGTTGCTGCTGAATCTGTTGTTGTTGCGCCTCTGCTTGGTCTTTCTTCAACAACTTGTCTGCTGCTTCTTGCGTCAAACGAGAGATCTGTACCTCTAAATCTTCTGGCAATGGTTGATCCTGTGGTGGCATTTCTACACCAAGCTGCTTCTCTATTTCCTTACGATACTGAGCAGCAACGTGTTCAGTGATATGAGCAGCCATGTTCTGCTGTATAACTTGAGCGAACGGAGACTGGCCTATTATCTGCATAATCTTTGGATCTTGCGCTGCAGCCATGTGAACCGCGATATGAGCCTCATGATCCTGATAGGTAAATACCTTCACAGGCTCTTGCTTCATAATCATCATGTTTTCTGTCACAGGATCTGCTGGTTTAATTTCGTCCGGTAACTTAATGATATCGCTTGCATCTTGGATACCAAGAACTTCCAACATCTGTCGGTGTAGCATACCCATATCATATAACTGCGGTGCTTGCTGTGCTAACTGCAGTGCAGCCTGATACTGCATAATGCGCTGAGACATAGTTGCAGCATTTGGGTCAGATACAGGGATTACGTCCACGCGCTTATCAAAATCTTCTATTCTGTTGAAGTTACCATCCATCTCGTAAGCGTATTCAGCAGGCATGTAATCATGCACAATCTTCGCAAGTAGACGTAGTTCTTTCTTCATCGCGGCATGAAGGCGAGCCTGAACACCAGACATCACCTTCATGGACCGCTCCAGAAGCGCAAGAGTTGTGCCGACTGGTGCTTGAGCATTCATGTCACCAACCTGTATATCGGCTACAGACCCTATACGCCTTCCTTCCTCGACAATATTTCCAAGCAACGAGTAGAGTACGCTACTTGGCTCTTTGTAAGGGATAAACGTAATCGAATCACGGATGGCACCACCCGGCACGTCCACATCCCTAAATTCACCCGGCATAAGAGGAGTGTCGTCCCCCTTAATACGCATACCCCTAGCTTTAAGCCCAGCAGGTAGGTTCGATAGAGTACCAGCGTCAATAAGCTGACGAAGGATAGATGTCGCAGACTTTGCCAAGCCCCCGATAAGGTGGATAAGCCCCGTGCCATAAAACCCCAAACCCGGAAGATACTTGTAGTGAACAAAGTGCTGACGCTTCCGTTTTTTAGGGTCATCTTCATACCAATTTTTCCTAATGGCTAATATTTCTTGTGAAGACTTCTCTATAGTTATGACATACGGACGGGCTATACCATCAGGGTCATCGAACTCTTCGGGCATGTTAATATCAATGTGCATTTCAAGGATAGTGTAGCGATCATCATCCTCAACAATTGCACTTTCTCCGTCGAGTTCATCGTATTTTTCCTGTATATCAGAAAAATCTGGAGCGGGGTCTGGAAGATCTACGTCCTTATAAAACCCTGCAACCTGTAACTCTAAGATCTCATTTTTAGTTTTCTTCATAACATGCGTATATCTTGGACATGTCATAAGATCTGTAGTGCCGTAAGATGCTACAAAGTCCTCAGATGGGACAAATACGGCACATGGCCTATCCATTAAAGGATCATAATATACTTTTTTGAACGCAGAGCCAGCAAGGGGCAGCTTAAACAGCATCTGCTCAAGCTCATCTCGGTACTCTGTCATCTCCTCGGTCAGGAGATAATTCATCTCGTTTTGTACACGATTGGCTTGATCTGACTTTTCTGGGGTAATTTTCCCCATTATCTTGGTCCTGACAGGCCCACTAGCGGGGTACAGTTCTCCCATAGCCTGTGCTTGGAACCGCACAACTGATTCGGTGAGGACCGGATGGAACACACCGGAGGCACCTGCCCACGGCTGCTGACGATCTTCGATCTTCATACCCAGCAAGTCCAAGCCTTTTACATAGGCTCTTGCCCAATCTGCCCGTGATTCTCTATCTGAATTAAAATCTTCAACCAGTTCAGAAGCCATAGCCTGCAAATCAGACTCGTCTAAGAACTCTGCTAAGTTAGAATCATGTTCTGGGCCTATAAGACTCTGCATAGTCTCGCCAGTAAAATCAATTATTACCCCGCCATCGTCTGTTTCCATAGAAACAGCATCAGGATTTACTATCTCAACAGTAAGTTCTTCTTCAGAAGGATTGCTTTCTATATCCAGCTCTGCTGGAATCATAGGTTTTTCAATAGCCATAGGCACTCTCTCTGGTGTGACTTAGTTTACTTTACACAAAAACTACGTTGTGGTCTATACTAGAGTTGGCGAAGCACGGTTGTGGGGTCTACCGCACCTCGCCGTGGGACATCCGGGAGAACTGTCCCAATTAAGTTGTAGACAATACATGGTACAAAAACAAGATGACGTGTGTCTTAGTTGCGGTACTGTGGGGGCAAAGTTTTTATTCCGGGTTGTACAAGGTCTGTGTGTACGACTGTGGTCAGAAAAGACCCAGCTACATGTGGTATGATAAAAGTTATGTAGTTCATCCTAACTACGTTTGTCCCGCGAGGTTTTACAAAACATGATAGAGATAGGGGTCGCTATTGCAGGGGCACAGGCCGCGTATAATTTTTTGAAAAAAGGCGTCCAAGTCGGTCGAGATCTGCAGGATATGGGCCAGCAATTACAGCAATGGGCCAACTGCATGGCTGATATTGATCAAGCTGAGAAAATGGCAGAGAAGCCACCGTGGTACAAGCTACTGGGTGGGGGTGTCCAAGCGCAAGCTATGGAAGTGTTTCTTGCAAGGAAGCAAGCGCAAAGGATGCGTGATGAATTGCGGGAGATCATTAGCCACCCTGCAATCCTTGGTCCTAGCCATTGGCAAGAGTTCTTGAGGATAGAGGCTGAGATTAGAAAGCAAAAGCGAGAGCATGAGTTTCGCCGCATGGAAATAAAGCAAGCTATTATTGAATGGGCTGCTGGTATTCTTTTGTTTATTGTTTTGATGGGCGGGTTGGCTTTCTTTGTTTGGCTGGCTAATGCTTGATCCTGTTGGTAAATTTTTTATACTCAGAACTAACAGGAGGACAGAAGGATGAGTGACGATCTGGTGAAGCAGCTGCGTGATTGCGCCATCGCAGGAGAGATCGGATGCAAGGAATAAATCTTATGCAAGGCGACTGCCTTGAGAGAATAAAAGAGATAAAGGATGGATCAGTGGACATGGTTTTGACCAGCCCGCCGTATAACATTGGCAAGGCTTACGAGACTGTGGTTCCGCTTCGTGAATATGTTGACTGGCAGAGCTGCATCATAAGAGCTGTTTCGTCTAAACTTAAAAACGGCGGTAGTATTTGCTGGCAAATTGGCAACGCTGTGATTGATGGAGCTGTTTACCCAATTGATTGTTTACTGTTCAGCGCATTCATTGACGCTGGGTTGACGCCACGAAACCGCATTGTGTGGACGTTCGGACATGGCCTTCACTGCAAACGTCGTTTTTCTGGAAGACATGAAACCATCCTGTGGTTTACGAAAGGGAATGACTACACGTTCAACCTAGATGCTGTCAGGGTTCCATCAAAGTATCCGCAGAAGAAATACTACAAAGGCCCCAAAAAAGGGATGGTGTCCAGCAATCCTCTTGGAAAAAATCCAGAGGATGTTTGGGCAATATCAAACGTAAAGCACAATCACCCTGAAAAAACGGAGCATCCGTGCCAATATCCAGAGCATCTATGTGATAGGCTTGTTCTGGCGTTGACAAACAAGAATGATACAGTCCTTGACCCATTTATGGGTAGTGGCACGACAGGCGTTTCCTCAAAGAACCTGAGCCGTTCTTTCATAGGCATTGAATTGGATGAAAGGTATTTAAGAATTGCTCAAGACCGCATCATGCGCTCCGATACAGCAAAATCGGCCATCGCAGGACTGACAGGAAAGTAACGACGATGCTTGATCCTGTTGGTAATCTTCCTTTCGCCGTAGAAGCTCAGAGAAGCCGTGAGAGCATAGAGAACCATCAGGCACAGCAGCAGGTACAAAAACAGCATAACCGCGCTCACAAGCTCGCTAAGGCGCTAGAAAGGCAACAATTAGACCTGATGTTAAGTTACGATAAGTTTGGAGCGCACAATACTGGGCTTCAACCACAGGGTCAGGTAGTGGATATCTCTGTTTAATAATACTCTACTGGCCTGCGATACACTGGATCATCATCCCACTCATCCGTGGGTAGACGGATAAACCCACCCTGTCTGAACCGCATTAAGGCCATAACTGTGGAGTCAACAAGGTCATCGTTGGACATAAACGGAAATCCTGCGATTTCTTCTACTAACTCATCTGCCCATCGGGTGGACGGAACCCACGCCATGCCAGATGCAATAATATCAGCTACAGAATTAAGCCGTGCAAGCTTGTCTCCTGTCCCCCTGTGGGGTGTATACTCCTGTACGGGTAGCCCCATACGCCGCATTTCTTGGTAAAT